AGGCGCGGATCTGTCATGCAGTGGATGATCATCAGCGTCTGCATCTTTTCGTTGTCGAGCTTGCCGCCCGACATCGCGCTCTTGCGGATGTGATCCTGCTGCGCCAGCGACAGCGCCCGCACCCGCACCGAACCCTGCCATTGCGGGACGAAGAGCATCCGTTCCGGAAGATCGTCTGCGACCAGCAGCTCGGCCGCACTGAGGATCTTGGGCGCCATGATTCCCCCCTTATGCGTAAGTGCTTCGGGTCACGTCGCCGGTGACCTGAACGCTCAGGCTGAAGCTGACCTTGTCGTCTACCGGGGTCGAGGCGCCGTACTCGGTCACGATGCACTCGCCGGTGTACTTCGGCAGGCCGGTCGTCCCCCCTTGCGGACCGTATTCGAACGATCCTTCCGTGCCGACGATCCCCTGAAGGATTTCGTCAACGCTCGCTGCGGCGCCGTCGAAGATCCCTTCGACGCTGAACGTCGCGTTCTTCAGCCCCGGAACGAACTTCCGGCTGTCGTCGCCGAAGACCGTGACGTCGTGAACGTCGGCGCTCTGTGGAAAATTGACGCTGACAACCCTGTTGCTGATGTCGCGCAACACCCCTCCCGAGTCGTCGATCTTGAAGACCCCGTCTTTGCCCGATGCGAATCCCATTGTTTTTCTCCTTTAGTTGCGATGAAGCCCAACCAAAAAAGCCGTCTGCGGCGACGTGCCGCCGAGCGTCCACTTGGCGCGGACGTAGCGTTTGACGGCTCCCGAAAATTCGATTCGTTGCCCGATTCCTCCGGCCGTAACTTGTGAGAATGCCGCCAGCAGCGTATCGTCCACGGCGAAATTGTCGCTGCTGTGGCGGATCTCGACATCGAGCGTCGGCGACATTCCGGCCAGAAGCGGAACCTGCAAATATCCGCTTCCCCCCTGCGCCGTCGCCATCCCCTGATCCACGATCCCGCCTTGTCCCGAAGCCGTTTCCGGCGCGTAATAAATCAACGCGATCGGTTCGATGCCGACATCAGACTGGATCGACAGCGAAAATCCGACGATGTCGTCCACCGGCGTCGAGAGGCTGTATTCGATCGCGGTCGCAAGCAGTCCAACCCCCCTGTCGCCCAGCGCCGATGGCGCGGGGAACGCCGTCCAGACTTTTCCGGTGGTCGCGCTTAGCAACTCGCGGACTTGCCCTTCATTGCCCGAGTCCACAATCCCTTCGGCGCTCAATACCCCGTTGCGCAGGCCGCCGATGAATTTGTGCGAGTCGCTCTTGAACGTCGTGACATCGTGAACGTCGGCCGAATTTGTATATGCGAATTGCCGCAGAAGATCATGAATCGGAAATCCGCCGACGTAGAGATCTCCTCCTTTTCCCGAAGCGAAACTCATGGCGCCCTCATTGCCGGATCGCCCAGACGCGATATTCCTGCAGGACGCGCCGCAGGATGCGGCCGTCCGGCTGCGCTTCGCGGAAGAGGCGGGTTTCCGAATGCGCGACGTCGGAAATGTCGTAACCCGATACGATGAGCGATGCGTCGTCGAGCAAAACCGCGATCCGCTCTCCGATCAAGAGCGCCTGCCGGTAACCGGCGTAAGTCGCGCCGGCGCCGCCGCCGGAATCGAGCGACCAGACGTTCACGTCGAGGACGCAGACCTTCCCTTCGCGCTGAAACGTGTCCTGCCTCAATTCGAACGCTTCGCCGACCTGGACGAACGGATACAGCGTCCCCTCCGGCGCCGCATCGAATATCCCCGCAACCATCGCCATAAGCGTCGAATCCGCCGACAGCAGGGCGAAGACCGCCTCCCAGACGGGGCGCAACGCCGATCCGCCGGTCATATCCGTATCGCATGGATCGCCCTGTTAACGGCGCTCTTGACCACCCTGCGGTGCGGTTCGCGCCGCATTTCCTGCGACGGACGGATGAACGGCCTGGCCGACAGCAATCGCGTGCCGTATTCGATCATGAGCGCGTAGAATTTTCCGATCTTAACGATCGCCCGCAGCCGCCGCGCCGACGCCCGGCGGACAACGCGGATCGACTTCCGGAGTGCGCCGGTCTTGCGTGGCGCGCGGGAACGCAATTCCGTGCGTAATGCCTTGGCCGAATCGTTGATCGTCACGGCAATCTCTTTGGCGGCTTCCCTTGGCAATTGCCTGAAGAACTTCGCCCGCTCCTTCCATCTGGTGGACGTCATGTTGAGTTGAATCGGGCTAGCCATCAGCGGGAACCTCGATGCAGTCGAGCTGCTGATAGACTCCCTTCTCGCGCCATTCCCGAACCGACTGAATGACAAACGTGCGGGCGGCGAACTTGACGCGCATTTCGGCGGTCACTCCGCTTCGCCCCCGGATCGTGACGAGCAACGAGCGCTTTGGTTCCTGCTGTCCCGCCCGCGCAAAATCGCCGCCGCTCTGCGGCTCGACCGCCGCCCGTGCGGTCAGAAATGGCGTCCAGACGTCGGACGATCCTCCCATTGCGTCGCCGGTGCGCGACCTTCGCTCGAATGTAACCACGTGACGCAGCAGCCCGGCGCGCATCAGAGCACCTCATAGACCCGCTCCGCGCTGACGATCGATTTCAGCGCCATCTCCACCTGCGCCTGGATCGTCCCGGTGACCGACGCCTCACGATTTTCGTGCCAGTGGGCGACGAGCAGCTTGATCGCCTGCTTGATCCGTTGCGGCGCATCGCCGGCCGCCGCGCCGTATCCCGCCTTGAACCGGATCCGGACTCCGCCGAGTTTTTCGGTTTCGACCGAAGGCCAGCTCGATCCGGCCGCCGGGGCGATTCGCGCCGGTTCGGACGCCGCGTCAACCTGATAGTCGGCCGGCGGCATCGTCACGTCGTTTCCGCCGGCGTCGAAATACTTGACGCTCTCGACGGAAATCAGCGGCGGACGCGGCAGATCGACGATCGCATTGCCGCCCGGAAAGTTCTCCATCGTCAGTTCCCAGGTCTGCTCGATGAAGGCGCGGTTCATCAGATTTTCGATGTGTTCGCGCGCGGCGGAAAGCAGCGTTCCGATCAGCACGTCGTCGTCCGCGATCGTGACGTACATGTGCGCCTTGGCCTCGGCCAGGCTGACCGGTTCGGAGGCGGGCGCGGCGATCAGCCGCAGCCCCTTGGGGAGATCGTGAAAGCTCATCCGCGCTTCTCCGCCCTTCGATGACGGGTATCCGTACGTTCGAGTTTGGGCCCGAACTGTCCGGAAACGATTTCGGCGGCGCCCCCTTCGACGAACCGGCGCGCGATTTCCTCGGCGATCTCCACGCCGACCGTATAGACCTTCCCCGCCGCGAAGTTCCCTTCCGGGCTCGCCGCCGTCTTGGTCATCCGTATCTCCGTCATGTCCTCACCTCCATTCATCGGCTGTCCGGGGGGACGATCCCCCTGGTCGGCAGGTCATGTCACATCAGGCGGCCTGATCGGATTTCGGCCCAACGCGCGGATCGCCCAGGACGGCGACGGCGGACATGTCGGCCGCCGCGGCGTTCCCCGACGGCGTGACCGTCAGCCGGATGTACCGCTTGACGCCGATGTAGCCGAGTTTGCGCGTTTCGTTGTCGTCCGCCTCGGTGAACGACGCCCCCGCCTCCGTGCCGAGCAGATCGGCGTCCGGTACGGCGGCCGCATCGGCCAGCGCCGCATCGTCGCCATGTTCGAGCAGGACGGTGAACGCCGCCGCGACGTCGGCCAGCGTACCGATGGCGATCCCGATCAGCGCCGAATGGAATCCGGCGAGATCCACGATGCTTCCGACCTGGGGGGTATCGTCGGAGACCTGCCGCGGCGTCAGCGCCGGGACGATCTTGGTGTTGTTGAACGAGTCGAGTTTCATGTTTCATCCTCCCGCGGCTATCCGCCGCCGGTTGTCGTTTGGGGTTTCGGTTTCTCGTTGTTTCCCGGCCGGTTACGGTTTCGTCTTGACGCGGACGAACGCTTCGGCCAGCACCGGCTGTCCGTCCACCTGCGACCGGCTGATGAAGCCGACCTGGTTGGCTTCGGCGTACAGCTCGTCGAGCCGCTGGACGCTCATCCCGAAGGCGTCGGCGATCCAGTAGAACTTCGGACCGTAGAGCGCCGCATAGTACGTCCCCGCCGTGAAGGCGTTCGGGGCGTATTCCGACTCCATGATCGGAAGATTGAGCAGCCGGTCCGGTTCGTTGAGCGCCATCCCCATCCGCCACAGGTACTGCCCGTCGGAGCCTTTGAGCTGCGCGACCTTGCCGATCGCGTCGCGGTGCAGCACCCAGATCGCATTGCCGCGGTATCCCCCCTTGAGGGCGTACTTGGCCGCGATAAGCGCGTCGGCTTCGGGCGCGGTCGAGGACGTCGCGTTGACGGTATCGCGCGACGCCGGTACGCCGTCCGAGCTGGCGACGAAGATGCCGAGCGGTTTGTTGACGCCGTCGCCGTTGAGGAAGGCGTTTTCTTCGGTTGTCGCCATCTTGTATCCGAGCCGATCGCGGACGAGCGTCTCGGCGCCGCCTGCGGTCAACTGCAGCAGCGTGCGCGAGACCTTGATCCGTTTGGCCAGCGGATGCGGAACGAACTTCCGCTTTCCGACCTTCATCGCGCTGTCTTCGCCGCCCGTGCCGAGTTCGCTGGTCCAGTCCGGATCGGCCGGATCGGCGTCCAGGCTGGCGACGCCGAGGCTCTGCGCCGATGTGACCGGAATCACCGTCCCCATGCCGCGGACGAAGACCGCGTTGTTGAGAAACTTGATGAGTTCGGTCTGGAACTGCTCCGGCGCGACCAGATATCCGGCCGCAGACTGATCGCTGACCTGCAGCGCCCGCTGCTCGGACGTCAACGTAGCCATCCCCCCGGCCAGGAATTCGCGGAATCCGGCCGCGCGGATTTCCGATTTCGGGTCCGTCGGCGCGCCGGCGCGCGATCCGGCGCCGTCCGGATCCGGACGTCCCGCCGCCGGGCCGGCGCTCGATCGCAATTCGCTCTCGATCTGTTCGGCGCGTTCGAGGTTTTCGATGTCGGTTTTCAGCGTCCCCATGTCGGCGATCATCTTGTCGTAGGACTTTTGTTCGTCGGCCATCAGGCTCCGCTTTTCGATTTCGGCTTTGCCGAGCAGCGCCTTGGCCTGCTCGTAGATCTTCGCGCGTTGCTCGCGCTTTTCACGGATCTGCTTGTGCATGGTCATCCTCCGATGGATTCGAGTTCGAGTTTCATCCGTCGCAGCCTCATCCCGTCGTCTTGCGCGGCGATCCCCTCCGGGTGCCCGTCCCCGGGCGGCGCGGAAGGGAAAAGCGAGCGCAGATATTCGACGGTTTGGCGCACGGTGGATAGTTCTGTCGGTCCGAGCGGCTGGCCGCGGCGTTGCGC